GTGACCGCCAACCGAAGTGTATCTATGCATGACATAGACGATTGGTACCTGTGAATGGAATACCTTCCATTCAATTTTACCGAATAATAAGGAGAAGACTATGGCATTTGCAAAACAGCTTAGTCCTGGAGTCCAGATTCGAGAAATTGACTTGACCAACTTTGTGCCAACGATTGGCACATCAGGTGGTGCATTTGTAGGTCAATTTATCTGGGGACCAGTTAACGAGTACGCGCTTATCAATGATTCAAATACACTAGCTAAAATCTTTGGAAAGCCCACTGATGACAACTATGTTGATTGGTTTAGCGCCTTTAACTTCCTATCATATAGCGACAACTTGAAGGTTGTTCGCATCGTTGATCAGCAGACAGCTCTCAATTCTAGCGTCGATGGCACTGGCTTGCTCGTAATGAACAAGCAGCATTGGCAGTCGCTTGTCGCAGCAGACACTGGCGTGTCTGAGCTCTTTGTCGCTCGTTGCCCAGGTGTCCTCGGAGACTCACTCAAAGTCAGTATGGCAGACAGCGCGACCTTCGATACTTGGAAATACAAAGATGAGTTCGATTACATCACCCCTGGCACCAGCCAATATGCCGCTAACCTTGGAGCATCCAATGACGAAGTCCACATTGTCGTAGTCGACGAGAAGGGCAAGTTCACTGGAATCCCAGGATCGATTCTCGAGAAGTATGCGTTCCTCAGCAAGGCTTCAGATAGCAAGAGCCTCGACAACGAACCTAACTACTATGGCAACGTGATCAATAACGTCAGCCAATACCTCTGGTACTTCGGTCCAGTGAAGGGCGCTGTTGATCTTGATGTCGAAGACTACATCGACGAGATCAATGTCGTACTTCCAGGCACTAACTACGGTAAGCCGATTATCACCATCACCGATTATGACCCAGAGACTGAAACTCCAGAGCAAGGTAATGGCGTTGGCGCATCTGCAATCGCTTCTATCGACGCAAATGGCGCAATCACTGGTATTGCAGTAACTAATCGCGGTAGTGGTTATAACTCACCCGTTTATGTGACCATCACCGATAGTGGAGAAGATGCAACAGCGACTGCCGTTAAATCTGGTGGAGTCATCACTTCTGTAATCCCAGTTAACGTTGGCAAAAACTACTATACAGCCAATGTCGCAATCGTTGATGGTGGTTCGGGCGCAACCGCAACCGCAGTCCTCGCCGCAACGGGCACCACAAAGACCGTCACACTAACTAATCCTGGTTCAGGCTACTCTATCGGTGACGTTCTAACCATCGGTTCTGGTACATCGACCTACACCGTCTCGACTGTCGACGGCAGCGGCGCGATCTTAACCGGTACTGTCGCCCACGGCAATGGCTACGCGACTGCTGGATCGACAACCAACGTAACAAGCACTGTCACCCCCTCTGGTGGTACAGGCGCTCTGTTCACTATCGTGGTAGGTAAGGCGATTGCCTCTTACACTGTGAACCTCCAAGGCGCTGGCTATGGCACCGCTATTGTCGCTCTCTCTGGTGGCAACCCATCGACTCCTGCAACCGCTACCGCAGTCATTGGCACTGGTCTTAACGCTGGCAAGATCGCTTCGATCACCAACACCACTGCTGGCGCAGGCTATGAGTCTGCTCCTACTGTCGCAATAACCCCTGGTGGTTCGGGCGCGGTTGTTGCTGCGATCATTGGTGAGGCAGGTACCAGTTCCGAAGGACAGATCATCGGTTATGAAGTGACTAATGGCGGAACTAACTACGGTAATCCTATGGTAGTTGTAACCCCTGGTGGTTCGGGCGCAACCGCAACCGCAGTCCTCGCATCTGATGACCCAGCTTCGACGAATTGGGGTCTTCCATGTGCGTCAACCACTGGCGTTCCTCGCACGTTCTACAGCCTGAACAACGTATCTGAAGGCGGCTTTAGCAAGGTCCTCGGTGGCGGTGCTGATGGCAATCGCGCCGACGCAAGCGAGATTATCGCCGGATGGGATATGTTCAAGAACGCAGAAGAAGTGGACGTTAGCTTGCTGTTCGTAGGCAACGCTGGTGGAAGCGCGACAAGCAAGAATGTCATTCGCCATGTCATCGACAACATCGCTGAGTATCGTAGGGACTGCATGGTATTCTTCAGTCCTAACCTAGTAGATGTCTTGAACCGCGAACAGACAATGGCAACGAGAGCAGTAAGAAGCTTCGTCACTGATCCAGTCTATGGCATCAACCGCAACACCAGCTTCGCGGTGTGCGACAGCGGTTGGAAGTTGCAGTATGACGTTATCAACGACAAGTACCGTTGGGTGCCTCTCAATGCCGACATCGCTGGTCTTTGCGCTCAGACAGAGACAGACTACGATGCGTGGTGGAGTCCTGCTGGTCTTAACCGTGGTATGATCAAGAACGTCGTAAGCCTTGCATTTAATCCTAACAAAGCAAGCCGTGATGATCTCTACAAAGCCAACATCAATAGCGTGGTGAGCTTCACCGGAGAAGGAACATTCCTTTATGGTGATAGAACTATGCTAACGAAGAACAGTGCATTCAGTTACATCAACGTTCGCCGCCTATTCATTACTCTCGAAAAGAGCATTGGTAGGTCTGCCAAGTTCCATTTGTTTGAGTTCAATGATGCGTTCACACGCGCTCAGTTCGTAGGTGCTGTTGAACCATACCTCCGTATGGTGAAAGCAAGACGCGGTATCTATGACTACAAGGTTATTTGCGATGAAACAAACAACACACCTGAAGTCATCGATCGCGCTGAGTTTGTGGCAAGCATCTTTGTCAAGCCAGCTCGTAGCATTAACTTCATTACATTGAACTTTGTTGCAGTGCGTACTGGCGTTGAATTCTCTGAAGTTGTTGGCGTTGTGTAAGTAAACAATGAAACATTAAACAATAAAGGAGAAACGCAATGGCATATTCAGACGTAAATTCATTCCTAGGACAGTTTGACGGTGGCGCTCGCCCCAACCGTTATCTTGTCAACATCACAGGACTCGGAGCTCCTGGGGTACCTACGGTTCCAGTAACTATTCAGTATCTTTGCCGAGCAACTTCCATTCCAGGTAGTGTTATGGGAATTGCAGAAGTCGCATACATGGGTAGAGCAGTAAAGCTTTCAGGTGATAGAACATTTGATGACTGGAATGTTACCATTTACAATAGAACAGACTTTGATTTGAGAAAGTTCTTTGAAGCATGGTCTAACAATATGTTGAAAAACTTCTCGAATGTTACAGACTTTCAAGAAGATTCAACCTATATGGCTGATGGAGAAGTCCAACAGCTCGACAGAAACGAGAAGCCAATGAACACCTACAAGTTCAGAAAAATCTTCCCGACCAATGTTGGTGACATCGCCCTCGCGTATGACTCCAACAACACCGTCGAAGAGTTTTCAGTAACATTTGCGGTGAACTATTGGATTTCCGATAGTACTGATTCTGATTAATACTGGGCTCACATTATGAACTTATTTGAGATGATATCGAGGACTTTTGGGTTTAACCTTAAATCAGATACGCCCAAAAGTAACCTCGAAGCAATAGATATCGACCATGAGGACGGATCGACTGAGGTCATAGGTCCTTATGGCGGTATCATGAGTTTGACATCAAACACGTATCAACTTCCAGTGAGTGAAGTTGAACAGATAAAAACTTATCGAACTTTGGCTCTAACAAGTGACGTTGATAAAATTCTCAATGAAATTAGAAACGAGATTTTTATATTCGATGTTCCTGATAAAAAAGCTATTGATTTGTCATTTGATGAGACTAACGAACAAAAACTGTTGAGCAAAGCAACACTCAAGAAGATTAAGGCTGAATACGATATACTATATGAGATACTTGATTTTCAGAGAAAAGGTTTAGAATATTTTGATAGGTGGTACATCGACGGGCGCATTTTCTTACATAAGATTGTTAATGCAGATAAGCTCAAGGATGGAATTCAAAAAATTATTCGAATCGATCCATTAAAGATAAGGAGAATTGTCGAGTATCCACAGCCAAATTCTGATGGGGTGTACGACCTCAATAAGACGAAAACATACTACGTCTTTTCTGATGTTGGGGATGTATTTTCCGACAACAGAACTGCCCGTTATATGATTATATCTAAAGACGCTATGGCTTATTGCGATTCAGGCATATACGATTATGCCAAAGGGACTGCACTCAGTAATCTGTGGAAAATGGTTGTGCCATACAATAATATGAAGATGATGGAAGAAGCATTGCTGATCTATAGGGTCGTGAGAAGTCCTGAGAGACGAGCATTCTACATCAGCACTGGTAACTTGAGCAAACCTAAAGCCGAACAGTACATCAAGGAATTGATGAGTAGGTTTAAGAACAAACTCGTCTATGATTCAAGTACAGGTACAGTTGTTGATCGAAAGAACGTGATGAGCATGGTCGAAGACTACTGGTTGCCTAGAAGAGAGGACGGAAAGGGAACTGAGATACAGTCATTGCCTGGGGCATCTAATCTTGGTACCATAGATGATGTTGAGCTTTTTAGGAAGAAGTTTTTAGACGCGTCTAATATTCCAGCATCTCGTTTCAAAGACGAGGCATCCTCTTTTACTTTTGGTAGGACTTCAGAGATATCGAGAGATGAATATCGATTTAAAAAGTTTTTAGATAGGCTCCGTAATCGTTTTGTGATGATATTTGAAGACTTACTTAGAACGCAGCTCATACTAAAAAACATCATAACTGAATCTGATTGGGAAGCCATTAAGAGATCTATTGTTTGGGTCTATGCTGAAGATAATAACTTTGTTCAATGGAAGGAGTCTGAGGTCCTCAATTCAAAGATAGAATCTATGGTAGCCATAGATCAGTTGGTCGGTAAGTATTTTGATAGAGAATGGGCTCTTAGGAATGTAATGAAGATGACTGACAAACAGGAAGTTGATGACTTATTGGCGGCAGCATCCAAAGATGCAAAGATTTTAAATCCGCCGGAGGAACCTGAGCCTGGTGACACTGGAATGGGGGCGCCCGAGGGAGAACCACAAGATACTGAAACTGAGACTGAGGCATCAGAGCCCATTCAGCTCGCAGAAACGCCATCTCAATGACGAATTGTATATCACAAATAAACAGGAGTAATCACAATGGCAAGATTGATCACTTTCAGATCACAGGTGGCGGAGAGTCTAGAACAAGGCGACGCCATGAAGTTTCAAGAGTTTTTTAGAAATCGTCTACTAGAAGTGTATCATAAACACCAGAAAGATATCGTAAGACAAATTGTAGAACAGGACGATCCAGAAATGAGGATGGTGTCTTCTCTACAGGCTGCGGCTAAGTCTTATGGTGGACACAGTTTTATCTATGATCAAGGACTGCTGGGAGTCATTGTTCCCGAGGGTGAATCAGCAGATGGCTTTGCTGATTACCTCGATGGTTGCGAAGATGTTGCAACATATGATGAAAGCCAAATCGCATTGCCAGTGACATCAGAAAGCCCAACTGACCTAGAGGGTGGCGAGGGCAGAACCGAAGTCCATTTCGCAATCGAATTGAACCCAGAGAAAGTCGTCGAGTTTACTGGACATCAAGAACTTGAAGAGTCGAAGAAGTCTATGAAGGAAGAAGACGATTCTGAGTGCGACGACGAGACAGACGATGACGATGAGTCAGACGATGACGACGAGACAGACGATGAGTCAGACGATGACGATGAGTCAGACGATGACATGAATGAGTCAACACACCCAAGTCTGATAGGCAAGTTTAATCAATTCGTTTCCAGCGTCATGCCGTTCGAACAAGTCAAACCATTAGATGAGGTGACTAAGATCGTCACCTTCCGCCATACCTCAGCCGATTCAAACGATATTAAGAAGCAACTCAAGCTTCCTCCTCGCCCCGGTTTCAAGATCGTTGACGGCGGGTATGTCAGACTGTCGGCTCAAGCAAAGAGGAACATTGCGAGAGGACAAATTTCCGGCGCCCGCAAGCGAGCAATTACCCAAGTCAAAGCGACCAAGCGTAGGAACGCAGCTCTCAAGAAGAGAGAGATGGCTGGATACTAAGAAGGAATGCAACTATGAGACTATTGATTGAAAGAAATCTTGATGAGTTTGACACAGTTGTAGAAGAAATCGTGTTGAATGAATCAACAAAAGAGAGAGCCTACTGGATCAATGGTCCTTTCTTGCAGTCAGAAATCAAGAACCACAATCGCAGGTTGTATCCTAAGAAGGTTCTTGCCAAAGAGGCATCTAGATATATCAAAGAAAAGATTACAGATCACCAGAGTGTCGGTGAACTTGGACATCCTGATTCACCGACAATCAACCTCGATAGAGTTAGCCATAAAATTGTATCTCTAACGGAAGATGGTAACAATTGGATAGGCAAGGCTAAGATTATCGACACTCCATTTGGGAAGATAGTAAAGAATCTGATGGATGAGAAGGTTAAGTTTGGTGTATCTTCTCGTGGATTGGGGAGCCTGAAAGAAGAGAACGGAGTCAATATAGTCTGTGAAGACTACTATTTGATCACTCCTGCTGACATCGTAAGCGATCCATCTGGACCTAACTGCTTTGTCAACGCTGTTATGGAAAACAAGGAGTGGGCATTCTCTAATGGAAGGTTGATAGAAAAGGAATCTGAAATCAAGAATATCATTAACAGTGCCTCTGCTAAGCGCCAGTTGGATGAAGCTGGATTGTTGAAGGTCTTTAACCAGATTCTCAGGTTGATTTAAAACGAACTAAATAATGATATGATTTGAATGTGAGCACTCCTTTCAACATGCGACACCATGGACAAGGAATGGACTTCATACGAAGTAAGTGAATAATGATGTGATAACTGTTATGAGAAAAATGAGTCATACTGATTAGACTTAATAAGTCTACCAAATGAAAAACAAAGGAGTATACTGCACATGAATATCGCTGAACAACTCAAAACACTTTTACCGGGTGTCGAGATCACAGAAGAGTTTGTAACCAAGCTCACAGCTAGTATTGAAGCCGCAGTCGCTCAGAGAGTTGAAGAAGAGACGAACGAGATCACAGAGAAAGCCAACGCTTATGGACAATATGTCTATGAGCAGGCAGAAGAGTATTCAGAACATTGCAAGTCACAAATCGACGAGATTTCTGAGAAGGCTGAAGCCTATGCAGAATATGTCGTAGAAGAGATGACTAAGAAGGTTGATGACTACTGCGAATATGTGATTGAAAAGTTTGTCCAAGAGCAGAAAGATAGATTGGTTGAGACAGTTGAATACGCTCGTATGTCGAATGTCCTGCGCAATATCCGTGAAGCTTTTGAAGCCAACTACTTCACACTCAGCGATGAGCCAGCTAACATTAGCCTAGAAGCCAAACTCGAAGAGAGCAAGACTGCCTACAACACTCTATTCGAAGAGCACAGAACGTTGAAGCGTCAAATCGATTCGTATAGTGAATACGTCGATACAGAGAACCGTAGAAATGTATTCGAGCGCGTTACTGTAAATCTTGCAGACACGCAAAAAGAAAGACTGCTTCGATTGGTCGAAAAAGCCAACTTCCCTTCCCTCGAAGCATATGAGGCGGGCGTTACGCTGATGGTTCAAGAGATCACTTCTTCAGATAAGTCCACTTCTGATGCCATTGCTAAGCCAGCAATCACAGAAGGCAAGACTGTTATCACTGAAACCAGAGTGCCTCAGAACGATCGAATGAAGGCTTATCTCGAAAGACTGTAAAACAAGTTTCACGAAAGGAGACAAAAACAATGATTACTGCACTGACTGAAAAATGGCAGCCGCTTCTAGAGAATGAAAAGGTTGCAAAGATCTCTGACGTTTATCGCACCAGAGTAACAGCCCAACTCTTGGAAAACCAAGAGAAGTTCTTGCAAGAAGCTGCTCAAACCACCACAGGCAACATCCAGAACTGGGACCCAATTCTGATCAATCTCGTCCGTCGTCTCGCTCCTAAGCTGATCGCTTATGATGTGTGCGGCGTGCAGCCAATGACCGGCCCTACTGGACTCGTGTTCGCCATGCGTTCGAAATATGCTGATGTCGTTGGTTATGACAATCCAGCAGCGCCTAGCACAACTGGAGAAGCCCTCCATAACGAAGCCAATACGAATAAGTCGGGTGCCGCGTCGCCTGCTCACGTTGGTGACGATCCTTGGGATGTCACATTCACCACAGGCGTTGGTAAAGCCACTGCCGCTGGCGAAGTGGACGCATGGAACAGCATGTCTATGACCATCGAGAAGACTAGCGTGACCGCTAAGACTCGCCAACTCCGCGCTGACTACAGCTTGGAGCTCGCACAAGATCTTCGCGCCATCCATGGTCTCGACGCTGAGAACGAACTCAGCAACATCCTCAGCACTGAGATTATCGCTGAGATTAACCGCGAAGTCGTCCGCACCATCTACGCAGTGTCTGAAGTCGGCGCGCAGTTCGCTGGCACCCCCGGCACGTTCGATCTCGCTAACGATGCAGATGGACGCTGGTTCCTAGAGCGCGTCAAGGGCTTGCTCTTCGCTATCGAGCGCGATGCGAACGCTATCGCTAAGAACACCCGTCGCGGCAAGGGTAACATCGTTGTCACCACCGCCGACGTTGCTTCTGCACTCGCGATGGCTGGCGTACTGAACTACGCTCCTGCTCTGCAGAGTGACATCTCTTTAGACGTAGACGAGACTGGTGTTACGCTCGCCGGGCGCGTTGGACGCTTCAAGGTCTACATCGACCCATACCTCGGTACTGACGGTTATGTCGTCGGTTACAAGGGCGCAAGCGCATACGACGCAGGTCTGTTCTATTGCCCATACGTTCCGCTCCAGATGGTTCGCGCTACTTCAGTAGATACTTTCCAGCCGGCGATAGGTTTCAAAACGAGATACGGCATGATCGCTAATCCGTTCACCACCTTGAGCGCCAATAGCAACGTGTACTATCGCAAGGCGAAAATTTTGAATTTGCTATAAAAATCGATATCTTACACGGATACGCAAG